CGACGTTTTTCTTTGCTTTAAGTAAAATAAAATCTCCTTCTTGTAAATCACTAAAGCAAACATGATGGCAAAAATTACATAAAAAATCATTGATTCTTTTTTTATCATTTTTTGGATTTCTAAATTTAATACGCTTTCCATCATCATAAGGAAATTCAACTCCATGCACATGCTTATGATATAAATAACAAATACCTCTGCAATCACAACCGTCGAAATCTATTCCGCCGAGTTTAAAAGGAATACCTATTAATTTGTCTAGTTTATTCATTATGTTGTCAATGGTATTGCATGGAAGCCATGATAGTTATCTTCATTGTTATATAAAGTCTGACACATCGATAGTGTCTTGTCGCATCCGCGATTAACCACATAAGTATCTCCACTTACAACTGCATTCTCAAGAGCATAATCAAGAGTTATCGTGTCTGTCGCTGCATCAAAATCAACAACTTTACGTTTCAATCTATTATTATTGCCTGAAGTAAATTCAATAATCCCATGATTCCACCAATCATCTGTCTGCGTTAATCCATTCGTATCAATAAGCGTTCCGGTCGATCCCCCTGTTGCAGTGCCAATAACTCTATTGTCAGATGAATTTTTATTTACTTTACAATAAACATCACCAAATTTTGCATTACAATTAATTTGGTAAGGCCATCCCGTTTCAAATGCTAAAGAACTTATGATAGGAACGCAAGAAACTTCCATTGTGCTTTTTTTAAAAAGAACAGATTGAATTATTCCATCAAAAATTACTTTAGCGTTCTCAGCAGAATCTAGGCTTCCCCTAAATACTAGACGAGTAACGATTCGTTTATTCCTAAAGTTTTGCGTAGCTGCATATGCGCCCATAGCTTTATTAACATTATCAATTCTATACCCAGCAGAATCAACTTCAGCCTGAACAGATTTTTTTATTCCTGCACGAGCCATGCCTAAAGCTCTATACGTTTGTGAATCTCCGCTGAGGTATTGAAAGAAGTCTACGTTTCTGTAATAAGAAACAAAATGGAGGGTATCATCATCTTCTTCTGTTTGGCTTCCTAAATAAACATCATGTAATTCAATAGGACGCCCAGTTGCAAGGGCAATTAAACCAGTCAATGTTGCTGATAAACTTAACATAATTTCTCCTTATCCTGAGCTAGAAGAAGAACTCGAACTTGAACTTGAAGAACTCGAACTTGATTGAGAACTTGACGATGAACTCGATGAACTCGATGAACTCGATGAACTCGATTGAGAACTTGAAGATGAACTCGATGAACTCGATGAACTCGAAGAATTTCCATCAGCAGGCACATAAGAATCCCATCGAACTTCTCTTAAAGTCATTCCAGTATGAAGCAATTCATATGCGGCTAACTGCCTCGTAAGTTTATCATCTTTAAATCGTATTTTAAAATAGTAATCATAAGTGGATAATATTGTACCTGAAACGGGGGCAGTATCAAACGTTATGTATGATTCTTCGGCAACAAAATCATTTGATAAAGTGTACCCTGTTTCAGCAACATCATTAACTGTGCATGAATTGTTCGCAGTTGTATCAACAGGAAAATTATGTAGAAGAAACTTTTTTGTTGAATTATCAGCTGTACCTATATCTTCATCATCGGCATCTTGCTCTGTTTCAATCTTAAGAAGAAAATGGTCATAAGGCCCTTTCCTTGCAATAAAAAAATTCCAAATCGTGTCCATGTTTGCTTTTGTAAGAAATCTACATGTCAACTGGTATTCTCTAATCGCGTCGTCCCATAAAGCATCTCTGCGTTCTTTCCCGCTTTCTGATTCGGTAATATTCGTTCTGAACTCAATTGTTTCTTCAAGCCCGAATTCAGGTGTTAATGTCAGAATATCTGTATTTGCCATAATTATCTCCCGTATCTTTGGATTGATCTTCTGACTTCTCTATTGGCAGGTAAATCGCTGCTGATAGCACCTGAATAAATATCACCATGTTGCTCTAATCTATCTCTAAAAGAACGTTCATCAATTGTATTAATATTGTAATAATTATTAGTCGTGTTCCCACCGCCACCTTCTCCACGATTCAATCTGTTCAAATTATTTACACCACCGAGGCTATTCATTCCTCTTTTAGAAAGAACACCTTCTCCGGCAAGTAACGTTGCGGGGACCTCGCCACCACTATGAAATTTTTGTCTGGACGCAGCGGCCATCGCCGGCGCCGCGCCGTAACTCGCACTCATTCCAGACATTATATATCCACCAGAATGAGCGCCTTTCCCCATTCCAAAAAGTTCAGCCCAAGCACTTCCACCTATTTTTGTAATTGCTTTTTGAATACCTAATTTAATTAACATCCGAAGAACTGTATCGCCAAAAGAGATAACAACATCTTTAAGACTTTCAAATTTTCCGTGCATTATATTAAAGAATGAATCTTCCCAACTTTTCATAGCTGCTGTAGCAAGATTCTTTTGGAGAGAGAGGGTCGCATCGCCCATTTGAGTTTCAACTGCTCTTCTTTCTTTCTGAGCCAGGTGCGCTGCTTCTAGCCTTCTTGCCTCTGCGTCTGCAGCGGCGACAACTATTTTTTCAAGGTCTATTGATTTCAGCATTGTTTCATTAAGTGAATTATTATATTCATCTCTGCGGATCCTCATTAATTTAAGTTTCTCTGCTTCTATTTGATAGGCCTTTTCATTCCCACGCTTTTTCATAGTAGTGGCTATGAATACCTGCCTTCTAATTAATCTGTCATATATTTTAACTTGGAGTTCTAAATCTTTTGTTAATGCAGATTTTTCATCACCGCCGCCACTCAACCATTTGTTAGCTCTCTCTAAAAGTTGGTCATAAAACGGAAGAACAATATCTTTTAATCTCAATGTTCTAATTAATAATTTTCCTAATTTTTCTTTAACATCGCCAAATTGATTTCCTACTTGAGCAACTTGACCGGAATAAGTTTCGATATCTCTTTGTGCTGCGCCACCCCACCCTTTTGCATTCATTTCATCTAACACTGCTGCTAACTTTTTTGAGGCAGGGACAGAGTTTGATATTTGAATTCCATACCTAGACAATGTTCCTGTATATCCCGTAGCTGCTTTTGCGACTAAATCTGTCGCCGTAGACAGTTCCATTTTCTGAGAGGCTGCTAAATCAAGAGTAGCTTGAGTTACTTTTTTTAATTGAGAAGGAAGTACTCCACCTAAAGAAGTTAATTTTTGCATAACTTCCATAATAGCTTCGTCGCCATATCTAGTTACTTTTTGGAATGCAGCTGCTTGTTCTTTAAGTTTTTTAGACGTATGTTCTGTAAACGTTCCTTGCCCTTGCATAGCAATATTCAATCGTGCAATAGCATCTTCCTGTTTCTGCATAGCGCCTGTTAACTCTTTAAACTTTTTAATAATAGGATTAAAGACAAAAAACCATAATAACATCCAGTTACGAACCATACCAATTGTTCTTCGTAATCCGGCAGTTGCGACTCTCATTCTACCTATTGATTTTTCTGCTTTACCAGTATTAACTACGGTTTTTTTCATTCCTGCAGACATAGAATCTAAGGCTGTCTTCATTTCTTTACGAGAAGTCCGAGCAGACCTCAGCATACTTTTACGCATCTTTTCTACTGCAATAGAAAACTCATTAGCTGACTTTTCTGATTTTTTAAAACCTTGTTTAATCTTTGCAGAAGATAAGTCTGTATATTCTGATACAATTTGTATTCTGTTAGATTCTGCCATAATATCTTTCCTTATATAATATCTTTATATTTGTTTTTCTTTTGATTGATGTATTTCTGCTAATTCCAATATATCAAAAATTTCCATTAATTTTATTGGCTGCTCAGATTTTGTTCCTCTGAAAGGTAAATATCCTTTTTTATAATCCGCATACATATTAATAAAATCTTTGACATCTGGTCGTATATATTTAGCGGGGCATCTATATATATTTTTTCCATCAACAACATATTGAACTCGTTCAGTAGGTTTAAAACAACCTCTGAACTTTTGCAACTCCGGTTTTGTTTGACAATCTTGGCAGTTAAGTCCCAGAGCAGAAACTTCAACCGCCAATCTTAGTTTTTTGCTAAATCCTCGCCAACTTGATTTTCACCCCAAATAACACCGGCTAATTCAAAAATAGCAAGTAACGGGATCCGTCTTAATAAATCATCAGGTATCGCGTCTGCTTCTCTATCAAACAATTTAACCTTTTCAGTTTTGAATTCTAATGTTCCAAAATTCTTCCAACCTTTAAGACCAAACTTAACAATAGAAAAATCATTAGATTCTTCTGACGATATTCTTTCTATTTTTGGTGTTCCATCTTCCTCAGAAGACAATGCTAACTGCGACCTTAATATTCTTGCTTTTTCAATAGAATCTAACGCGCCAATAATCCATACAGTCGGCGATTCAGATTTTTCTTCTTGCTTCAAAACATA